GTATTGTCCAAGTCGGGTTTGTTAGGGCGTTCCAAGCGACTTAAACAGGCCTCCTTGCGCTTTTTTGAGTAACTGGCGGGGATTGCATGGTTGATGTAGATATAGACCGCTACAGGCGTTTTTAATGGCTCGTTGCTTCCCATCGCTTGTTTGGCAGCAACCTTGATCAAGTCCTCGTAGTCTCTGGTCTTAGTTGGGGTGTAGGTGGAGACAAAGTTACCTCTACGGGAAAATCGTGGCCTTCCCTTGCCGACAGGAGTGCCTTCAACTTGAAAAGTGACATGCATTACCACGGTGCTGGCTCCGTCTTAAGTGGGACTTGTTCGGGTTTGACAGGCTGTCCGTTGCGAACAGGGAAAGGCCATACTATTTTTTTGGTCATCATTCTCGTTTTCCTTCCATGAATTCTTTGAAGTAAGCGTGTATTCGTCTAACGCCATCTGGTCCATACCACTTGACGGAACCCTTAATCAACTTCAGAGTGTTCTCTTTGTCTTTCAGGGTTTCGTGGGTTCTCCATATCTCTCTGGCTCTACCAATCTCGTCTTGAGAGTTCATGTCGCCACATGGGGGTAGTTAACAAACCACATAGGCCTGTCTTTGGGTTGGCCAATGTATTGTTGGGCATCCCTGTGAAACCACAGCTTGATCGTTGGTTCACCCTCAACTGATCCTTCGTAGTTCCGTTGCTTACGGCACAGCAGGTAGTGGTCAGGGTCATCAGCAGACTTGGCATAGCTGCCTTCAGTCTTGATGTCATCCTCTTTGGACTTGTTACGCCAGACCAGCATCACGTTGTCAACCTGGTCAGTGATAGCACCAGACCCTTTGTTGTCATGCTTGTCAGGCATGGCGTATTCGTTGGGTGGTTTCTTCAGGTGGTGGACAAGGTGGATGTGGACTTCGTAGTCACGAGCAACACTGGTCAGTTCGTCAACAAAGACCTTTTGACCGTTGTAGTCATCTTCACCCTTGACGCATTTGGCAAGGTTGTCAACAAAGATGTGAGTGATGCCAAGCTCTTTGGCACAGTAGCGAACCATACCGATAACAGTCTCAGCATGTGCTGTTCCCATCTGGTCGTACAGCCACATGGTTCCGTCTGTCCATGTACCAAACTGGTCGTACATGTCATCCAGTGCTTCAATGCCACGTTCACCTTGAAACTCAGGCATGAAAGGGTTACACCCAATCCACATCCTGGCCATACGTTGTAAGGTCACTGATGGCTTCATCTCAAAGGAGGCAATACAGACCTTTTCACCTTGGCCGATCAGGGACAAGGCAATCTGGGATGTCATCAGGGATTTACCGTGACCGTTCTGTCCTGACCACAGGGTTACCTCACCTTTCCTGAACTCAAAGCTTTCCTTGGTGTGATCCCAAGGCAGATAGGAAACCTTCTGGTCCTTCTTGGTTCTCAGTCTGGTCTTGATGTAGTCAATGTAGTCCGATGCCTTCTTGACCTTGGTTTGGTTGTCGGTTTCTTTCAGATACTTGGTGAAGTCGATTGTGTCGGGTGTTATTACAAGTGCCATTTCATTTCCCAATATAAATTTCTGACCATCCGGTCTGCTTGAAGTATGGTTGATCAGCAAGAAGAACGGAACTGGTGATTACCCTTGCTTTGCAGTCAATGAGCTTCTGGTGGATTGCCTTGGCTCTACGTTCATCAAAGCTTGTCAGGAAGACTGTCAGGCCAATGACGAAACGTAGGTCAAGGGTATGGAGGTCATCTTTGACCACACAAATGGTTGGTGAGTCATCCCACTCATGCCACTCATGGGCATTGATGGACTTGTGGTCTTCAATGGAGATGTACTGGGGGGCCTTGCCAGACATCCTCATTCGGATCAATGGTTCATGGCCGATCATCCTGCCATCCTTTTCAACCGCTCTGCTGTTGTCAGTTGGGTATGAATGTCAGGTTTTTTAGCAACCCACTCAGCTTTAAAAGACACCCAATTCCGCAAAACTGATTCCTTCAATGCGCTTTCCAAGGGCCAGCCAGCAATACTTGCTTGTTCGGAAATCATCTCCATAACCAAAGGAGTAAGAACAGCCTTCTTAGCCTTGCGATGCTGAACAAAAGATGCCCAGACTTCAGAAGAAACGCCTTCAGGCTTGGCAACAGCAGTTGCCTTATGTTTAATTACTGGTTTATCTTCCTGTTTTGTAGCCAGATTCTGACCCACCCCTCCGTCAGATTCTGACTGACCCTCAGTCAGATCTTGACCTACCCCCTCAAGAATGTATTGGTTAGGTAGGCTAACCCCATCTCTAGAAACGTGGATGATCCTAAGAAACCCAGACTCTTCCAAACCCTTGATGTGGTTTTTCAGTGTTGACAAACCCATCCTGCATTCTTCTGCCAAAAGTTTGTGGGATGGATTGCACCGACCTGTATGGCCGTTTGTGTGATTTGCAAGCAACAGCAGAACAAGTTGCTGACCAGAGTTGGCTGTTTTTTGCTTAACAGCCCAAGCCATAACTTCAAAGCTCATCTTTTTTTACCCGAGCTGCTTCTACAATCATTTTTTGACGGTTGTAGATTTCCATGAATTGATGAATAGTCAGTTCAATGCTGACAGACCCATCCCCATGATCTTGCGTAATCCAAATACGCCCCTGTTCTGCCGTTACCGTTGTTTCAAGTTCAAGAGGGAAATAAAGCATTTGAAGCTCCAATAAAAAAGGGGCTACACCTGCTGTCTCATCCTTTCGGATGTTGGCGGACTGGCTTAGTACCAGCAGACAGCATGTGTAACCCCACTAAGAAACGCCGCCAAGCGTTATTTCGTTGGATTATGTACGATCCCAAATGAAGTTGCAAGAGTCGCACTTCTTATGGGAATGCCATTTCTCATAGTCCTTGAAATGCTTTTCTTGACACTTGTCAGAGGCACAGACAGGACACTTGATCTTCTTGCCAAAGATCGTATCAAAGTTGTTTGCAAACGTCTTGTGATCGACCTCAAAAGGCCGTGGTACTGAACCTTTACTCATAGGTCATCCCATCCCAGCCTTCGTCAAACTCACGCTGACGCTCTTTGCGTTCTTGGTAAGCATCCAGCAAGGCAGCTTTTTGTTGGTCAACAATGTAAGAGCCATCAGGCTCAGGTATCAGACCAGCTCGGGGAGCATCATATTGGAAATCATTTCTCACTTGGTTTCGCCTTTGTATAGTAGTGGGTTGTCTTTCGCTCAAGGGTCTTGGCAACTGCAAAACTGTTCATGTTTGCTCTTTCAGCATTGCTAAACAGTGTTGGCTTTTTTGCCGACCAATCAAACGGGCTTGGCTTCGTAGATTTCATGGATGGGTTTTACTTTCCTGTAACTTGCAATTTCAACAGCTCTGACCAAAGCAGCAACAATAGCGGCTTCCCAGTCCTCTGCATCAAGGTGCTGGGAGAGTCTATCAGTGGCAAGGACGATCATGTCATATGCCAGTACTTCTTCAATGTTGTCTAGTTTCATACGGCAAGCCTACCAAAAAACAAAGAACAAACAACCCGGGAAAACCCCTATGTTTTATTTTTAAAAGGCAGGTTACATTCACTTCCCTTGCTTCACGAAAGGAACTCAATGAACACGCAAGCTCTTACTAAGGTCCGTCAACTGTTTTGTGTCAATGGTGTGCCAGTACACGTACAACGACACAACTGCCGTCAGTGGATCAAATCAATACGTTACCTGGGCGACAAATGGCTCTTGGCAAAGAAAGTGGAAAAAGTATGAACAACGTCATCAAAACAACCTTTGTCGGCAAAAGCCCGTTCAAAGCACAACACCCCCCTGTTGACATTGCCACGATCAAGATCACCAATGACAAGCCAAAGACCCGTAGGCCTACCAACTTCAAATACGAAACCATCTTCAACCAGCTTGAGGTTGGCAAGTCAATGGCCTGTTTGCCAAAAGACTGTGACAAGGTTGGTCAGGCATTGCGTGACTACATTCGCCGCAATGAGTTGAACTGGACTGTCAAGGTTCAAAGCTCTTACAGCAAGACATCTGGTCGTGTGTTCGTACTTGCAAAGGAAAAGAAATGAAAGACTTTTTGCAACAAGCCAAAGAAGACCTGCATGGTGTGGTGTACTGCCCGTATTGCATGGAACCTCGTGCTGACAAACGCTCTTGCTGTGGTGAGAACCACTTCATAGAATTCCAAGACTTTGATGACGACACACAGAAACAGATCATCCAAGACGAATATGACTCAGCAAACTGGAAATGAAATGAACGTCTATCAAAAACTCAACGCTGCTCGTGAACAATTTCACCAGACCAAGCTTAAAAAAACAGGTCACAACAAGTTTGCCAACTACTACTACTTTGAGTTGGGTGACTTCCTGATCCCTGCTTTGCACATTTTTGCGGAACATGGCCTGACAGGAGTCATTAGTTTTGGCAAAGAAGAAGCGTCTATGTCCATCATTGATGTCTACAAGCCAGAAGATCGGATTATCATCACCTCACCCATGTCTACGGCGGCTTTAAAGGGCTGTCACGAGGTTCAAAACCTTGGGGCAGTACAGACATACCTTAGACGCTATTTGTGGGTTGCAGCGCTTGAAATTGTTGAACACGATGCCTTGGACTCTTCGCCTAAGTTGACAGATGAAGGCATCAAGAAAAAAGGCACTGCTCCAGTAGTTACCCCCCGTGGTGGCATTGGCGATGACCTCCCACAAGACATCAAAGAATTCCTGACTGATTTAGCAGCAGGAGCAACAGAGTTGGTTGACCAGGGTAAGGCAAAAGAAGCTCTTGCCATGATTGACGAACAGGCATTAGAAGCTGATCAGCGTGTCTGGTTAGCAGGTCAAATGTCTTCCACCGTGCGTTCTGCACTAAAGAAAATCAAAGAGGTAAATAATGGCTGATTTCGACAATACCAACAGGGGCAGTATTTTTCGCAATGAAAAGAAAACGGAAGAAAAGCACCCCGACATGAGCGGTTCGATCAACATTGATGGGACTGAGTACTGGATCTCTGGCTGGAAAAAGCAGAGCAAAGCAGGTACAGGCTTTATCAGTCTGTCAGTGCGTCCTAAAGAGCAGACACGGCAATCCAGCCAACCAACAAAAAAGTCTAAGCCAGATGTTTTTGACGACCTAGACGACCTCTCGTTTTAAGGAATTGACATGACACAAGAACTTACATTTGGCAGTAAAGCCTGTGGCGTTTCATTTAACCCTGGTGGCCATGTAATTGTTAATGACATCAAGCAACAGTTTGCAGACATTGTCGATACTTTGCATGGTCACCGAGAAGCGTCTTCAAACCCTGAAGTAAAACGAATGCTCAGTGTTGCAATCACTGAAGCACAAACCGCTCAGATGTGGGCTGTCAAAGCTGTTACTTGGCAATTTTAAGGAACTATCATGAAAAAAGTTATTACCGCAATTGTTTTGGCATCTGCCGCTTTCACTGCTTTGGCAGCTTGCCCTGTTGGTACACGTTATCAGTGTCACCCAACGCTGAATGGCAAGATGGCTTGCGGCTGCTATTGATTAACCAAGGAAAAAATATGTATTTCGTAGTTAGCCCAAATGGATATTCTGGATACGGTAAAACAATTGCAGATTCCATCAAAGATTTGACTGAACAAGATGAAAGTCATGAGTTAAGGGTTCTTGAGTTTTACAAAGCCCAACCAATTAAGGTTGAGTTGCGTGAAGTCCCAACTCCGGTTGAAGTTGCTAAGGCAACTCCACCCAAAACCAAAAAATGATTTTTGGCCGAAAGCGGATGCTGTGATATGCCAAGTTTCGCTTGGAATACATAAGCACAGACGCAGCGAGTAAGCCCCACCTACAAGGAAATGTATGGGATTGATAATCATGCTTTCATGCGTTGCTGCATGGTTCACACACATCTTCACATGCTTTTCGGAAGGCCTATGGGGCTTTCTGATAGCAGGAGCTTTGATTGTCCCTATTGGGATTTTTCACGGCTTTTATCTCTGGTTTCGGTAAGACATAAACAAGTTAGCAATGTTATTGGCATTCAGTAAGGTTGCTAACATCCTTAACTTCACAAAAAACATCATGTTCAAAATTGAAAAAAACATCCCCCTGGCTGCAAAACAATCGCACCCCTTTGACCAAATGGAGTCCGGTGATTCGTTCTTTGTTCCTGTTTCTGATCCTAAAAAGATTGGCTACGTTCGTGCCCAGATCAACAACCTCAAAAAAAAATACCCAACCAAGGTCATCTCTACCAGGATTGAACAAGGTGGTCTGCGTGTTTGGTTGATCAGCAAGGAGCAAGCATGAGCTATTCAATGGTTGAAATGAACGTCATCAGGTGGGGTGAAGATCGTGGCATTGTCCAAAACAGCAACCCTGAAGCACAGGCCAAAAAAACACTTGAAGAAGTGCAAGAGTTGTTTGATGCAATCGTAGCCAAAGACCGTGAGGCCATGATCGATGCATATGGCGATATTCTTGTTACCCTTGTCATGGGTTGTGCCACTGCTGATTTGGACCTTGTAGAGTGCTTTAAACACGCCTATGAGCAGATTAAGGACCGCAAGGGTTATCTGACTCCTGAAGGCATCTTTGTAAAGGAGTCGTGATGCTTTGCGATACTTGTGAAACAGTAGCTACTTGCTTGAAGTCTGGATGCAGAACCACAATTCATGTGTCAGCCCTTGATAAACAGGTATCAGGCAGCCACTACAAGGACAAAGGCATCCAGCCTATCGTCTACATCCACGCCAACAATCTTGGATTTTGTGAGGGCAACGTCATCAAATACGTTACCCGCCACAAATCCAAAGCAGGGAAAGATGATATACTTAAGGCAATTCATTATCTTGAATTGCTTTTGGAGCTTGAGTATGGTCAAACTAATGAGCAAGTGCTGCACAAGGTGCAAAAGTGACAAGTCA